GCCTTTTGCGTGTAAGCAATCGACTTACGATAGACTTCGCCAGACTTGGTAACCATCGTCACCGCAGCACCATTGAGCGGCGAAGCATCAACGGTTTGATACTGCTGATCGGGACCACCAGCAATGCCCGTAGCAGACGGAATCAAGCCAGGATAAACCGGGATTGCCACAGCACCAGCCGCAACATCGGCCGTCACCACAAACTGCCTCAGCGTACCAAGAGACTGCTTGGTGACACGATTAACGGCATTCACACCACCAAGCGTGATAATATCACCTTTCTTGAGGTTAGAGCCGCCCGGCATAGCAGTGATGACAATATTACCGCCGCTGGTAGTTGTCACTTGCCCACCACCGCTGACAGTCACAGCACCAACCGTATAAAGCCCTGACGTATGCTTGATTACGGTCTGATCACGGAACCAACGGCCATAACCAAGGCCGGACTTCATCATACCGGAACGGAATTGAGCAGAGATTTCCGGGGTAGGATTAAGCAAGCCCTGAAGCGCAGTAGTAGTACGTGCGTCAGTAGTCGGATCATTGACGATACGACGATCCATATTATCCGCAGAGTTATCATCAAGGATAGCATTAGCCTGCAAGAACTGATCAGAAGTCGGAGAACTAATTGCCCCTGTGCCATCAGTGTTGCTAACGAAGTTACAAACACCACCTTCCGAACCCTGCATAATATCTAATGCAACTTTACCAGCAAGCGCATTAATGATAGGAGCCATGGTAAGCTCACTATAATTATCAATGCTCATGGTGCGTTCAGCAGAGGTATAGGGGGTTGCTACATTTTTCTGACTAGAAACAGTCAGTGTAGTAAACTGTTGAACGTTGTCCTGCAACTGCATCGCAGGGCCATCAGTGACAATAAAGTCCGAAGGCAGACGAATACGAAGCGTATCGCCAATCTTAGCACCATCGACGGCAAACTGGCCATCGTATTGAGTATCCATATTCATAACGAATAGGTTACTATTCTTGAATAAACGCACCGCTTCCGCTGTAATTTGGTCCACAGTCAGGAAAACATTGCCAGCCATTAAAATAAACCTTTTCTAGCGCAAACTTAATGCGCAATGATTAAAATGTTTTGTGAAAGTGCGGTTGCTTGAGTACCGCTAAAACAAGCTAATCAAGGTCTATTAGAAGCCGACGAAGAGGCTGTATAAAAAACAAGGTTTATAAAGCGAACCAAGACGCTGATTTGCCCACACTCAATCTGATTTATTTAATTCTGTCAAGCGCCTCTTACGACGATTTCTAGCCGCAAGAGAAAGAGGTTTTGCGCGATGAGCCGCTGACATTCTAGCCAATTGCTCAGGACTTCGCTTCTGACCTTTTATTTTAGCTACTCTGGTTGCAATTCTTTCTTTAGAATGAACCATTCCAGCAGCACGTTGATTTCCTTTCATATCTTCTAAAAGTTTTTTCTTATGCTCGTCAGAATGTTTCGTTTTATTAGATTTAGACATTTTAGCTCTAGTTTCATCAGAAACAGGGCCTCTATTCTTTAGACCATTTTGAATATTAATTAAAGCTTCGCCAGTACGTTTTTGTCCTTTGCGCTGCTCAGACCAACGTGCTTTCGTTTCATCAGAATGTTTAACTCCTAAACAACTTCCTACAACAGGAGCTTTATTATATTCAGGCTTTAAGGTGTCTATCCAATATTGTTCGCGTTCATCTAGATTAGAGCAATCAAACAAATTTTCCAATACTACAAATATGAAAGCATCTTTTCCATATTTATTATATGATGACTGTAAATGTTTATTATTGTGGGCATTTGTTCTTAATGCTATTTTGTGATTTTTCCATCTATGGTGTTTTCTAGCTGCTTGCCCTACATATTGCTTATCATTAATAATATTAATTATTGTATAGATGACAGGATCAATCGACATCAAAAACCGCGAGTCTTCCTCTTAGCAGCATCTTGTTCATTCCTAATCCTAACATACTCTTCCATATTCTTAGTCGGATTATTAGGCAACGCATTCGCAGTCCGAGTATCTCGACCTTCATTCACTGGAACAATAGGATTAGGAGCATCTGACTTTTTCTTTTTAGCTTTTTCCTTAGCTTCGGCCGCAGCCTTTTCAGCCGCAGCTTTAAGCTTATCAGAAATACGAATTAGCTTTGCCGTCATGCGACCTTCACTGAGCATATGAATATCATCATATTCATCAACATTATCAGCCAAATAATTTAAAACCGCTCCACCATTTTCATTATCAAGATCGGCTAAGATACCAATCATATTCATCGGAATTGGTGCAACTTCAGCAGCCATCTCTTGCACTTTATTATTAAATTTAGGATCAATCTTAAGTGCTTCATCGGCTAACTTATCGCAATCCTTTTCAAACTGCTTTTGTGTATTAGCAGTTTCTCGCTCGCGTACCATATCTTCCGCAAGCTTTTTAGCTCGTGCATTAACTTCTTCTTCGGTTAAACCTTCAACCTTCTTAGCATCAAGTTGTTTGCGTAAATCTTCATTTTCTTTCTTAGTTAGCTCATTAGCCGCAACAAGCTTTCCAATACGCTTTTCAATACGAGCTTGTTTGCGATCTTCTTTTTCTTGGGTTACACGAGCTGCTTTTTCTTCAGCAGTTTCGTCTACTGGAGCAGGTTCAAGATCGGCATCAGGATCAACTTCGGCCGGATCAGGCTCAGGGTCAGTAGGGTCTACTTCAGGACTCGCCGGATCAGGATTAGCATTAGGATCAACTTCAATATTAGCATTCGTTACATTGCCAGCAATTGCAGCACGTTGCGCTTCAACAGCAGCACGCCTATCACTTTCAGCATCAAATGTAGCGGCTGAATGAAGATATCTAAGAATTGAATTTTTAATTAACATTTGTGATTTACCTTGACTTTAATATGTGATTAGTTTACGTTTATTAATCTCTTCTATGATCGCATTTTTCAATTCAATAAAATTTGGATTGATTGATGGAAATTCTTGCTTCTTAACCGTTTTATTATTAATAGTTCGATCAGTATTAAACTTAGGATGTTGAGACGTTAATACTCGATTAGCTTCAGCTTCTTTCATAGACTTGAGCGAATGGAGCAAATTCCAATCCGTCATGTCAGAAACTTCTGTTTTCCCACACTTCATTAATAAGTACCTCCGTCTATTGGAGGTATAAACTTTCCTTTAAAGTTACCAGGGTCTAAAGCTTTACCTTCGTCATCAGTAATTTTAAATAAAGGAACTCTACGAAGTTCTTTCATATCTAAGCTAAAATTAATATTACTTGGATCAAACGAATTGTATTCATAAGAAAATAAAGGATCAAATTCACTTAAATCTTTAGCATTAATGTAAAATTTGCCATCAACTTTAAGATTTCCTACTCTAGAAACATCAACAGTGTTGTCTATTTTAAATATTGTATATTTGTCAAGAATGGTGGCACCGCCATGACTATCAACACCAATCTGATCTTTATTAAAGATTACAGGTTGATTAGTAAATAATGCGCTGAGCCCTGCGCTGTCATTATGAACACCATCAGCCCAAATCTTAGGAAGATTAGAGCCTTGGGAAATCGATGGTTTAAACGTCTGCGCAGCAATTAGCGCAATAGTTCCGCCAAGAAAAAATCGTCTGGTTAATTCAACCATTGTCTATTTCCTTTACTCCATTTTTAAATTCTTTAATTCCTTTACCGAAGTCTTGCATTAAAGCGCTTATTTTATTTTTACCGCCAAACAAAAGAACGACGACCATAATCACAATTAACCAATGGGATATTGACATCGCGCCTATCATATGAACCAAACTCCCATTGCTGCAACAAGCCCAATCAAGAATACCGGGAGCACTTTCGGACTCAAGATGCTGAGTCGTCCACTGTAGGCATAGCAAACTAAAGATGTAAAGGTTAGGATTAGAATTGAGAAGGCTAGATTGGCTAACAACTCTGCACCTTTTTCATAGCAGCCATTTTCTCTTTAGCCATCGATTTCACATCGCGCATTAAATTTCTATCTTTTTTATGCGCTTCTGCCCTCTCCAGGTCCCGTAGTGCATCCTCAGCCCGATATCGTCTCTCGCGAGCCTCATCGTCAGGACTTCGTTTGGTTGAAACCTCGATACCATTAGCTGCGTTTGAAGTACCAGCCACAGGAAGCTTTTTGAGACCTTTAGCCATTTTAACTAACCTCTCTTATTCCAAGGTTTAAAATTCAACATATCGGCAGGCTCTAAATCGTTCCAATCACCTTCAAAACAAATAGCTCTGTCATCAATTGTAAGAAAGGCTGCTGGTTTTTCAC